TAATCTTTGTGCATGGGCTTCATCGTCTGCAAATGCTTGTGCAGCACGCGCAAAAGCTTCTTGGGGAGAAACTTCATTGTTCAACATGTATCTATCATTTAGAGTTTTTATACTAAACTCTGATAAGTATTTATCTCTATTATAGTTAATGTTCATGTATAAGTCTCCGATCTATCTGTACTGTATTATCAGTCCCTATTGCATCATCACAATATGTTAATAAATCCATTAATTCATAATTTGTAAGTAATACTTTGCCATTAGCATTTAATTCTTCAATGTGTTTATACTTACTATCTATAGGTAGTCTATCGTAAATATCGTATGCACTTCCCAGGTTCTTTATAAGACTCGCTGCTCTCTTTGGTCCTATTCCTGTAATCCCTGCTACGTTGTCTCCTTTATCCCCAACTAAACACTTGTAGGATATATAGTCATCTCTGTCTACTTCGTAGTGTTCGCTCCAATTATCCACTGTTACTTCTTTTCTTGTAACATAAGAGAACCTAGAGACGCCTTCTTGTATTAATAAGTCCCAATCTCTATCACTAGAGATTAGCCAAATTTCTTCAAAATTAAACTTATCTCTATACTTTACTAAGTAGGCCGCAATATCATCTGCTTCTACTCCTTTAAATCTAAATACTGGATAGTCTCTAGATAACTGTACTAAAGTTTTTTCATATTCTATAAAGAAATCTTCAAATGCTTTCTTCTCTTCTTCTGTTTGTTCTGCATATTTATCTTTTCGATTTTGCTTATAGTCAGGACTAATTGCTCTCCTATAAGTAGATGTACCTAGATCTGAAGTAATAATTATACTACTACATTTATAAGAATTAGCAAGAGATTGTATAGTTCTTATATATTCTTCACAGAAATCAGTCTTTCCTTGATGTTTCCATCTAAAAGCTAAATTCAATGAATCTACTATTAGTACTGAACCTAAGTCTTTCTCAAGTACTTTTGAAAAATTAAACGCCATTTTCTATCAACTCTATTTGTTCTAGTTTTAACCAATCTTCTGCCAGTAGTACATAACAATTTAACCAGGAAATAAACATATACTTACAAAACTTGGGCTTATGTTCAGTTGCTACAAATACTTTAGATCTATTATATTTGAAGAATAGTAAAGGCTTTTGATCCCTATTTTCAGCTTGCATTAATAGTTTTTTCCACCACCGAATAAGATTATTAGTTTTCTCGGCAGTAAACATTCTATCATTTAAAGGAGATTCTGAATAATTTTTTACTTCTATACAGTAATAGTTTTTCTCATGAGGAACATATAGGTCTCCTTTTAAATATTCTAATGCTCCGGAAGAAGGGACTCTTTCAAATTTTAATCCCGTATATTCTCGAAGCATATCTCTTACTAGATACTCCCCTCTTGCGCCTTTTGCTCTTGAATCTACCATTAATCTAATCTACTTATATTTTCTTCTTTTACTACTTCTATCTTCTCTAGCAGCGGGTGTGTCCAGCCATGACTGACCACATAAGTATTTAGATTCTCTTCTTGAGTTAGTACTTCTACTAACTTTTCTCTACCTGGGTCATCTAGTACACTCACTACTTCATCTAGAAATAATACATTAATTCTTGATTTAGAAATACTACTCATTAATTTGCGAATGGCTATTAATGTTGCAGTATTTACTCTAGCTAATTCTCCTGACGATAATGCTAGAATATCTACTATCTTTGCATTATCTGTTATTTGTACATTTAATTTGTCATTTAGAACTACAAATTCAAGCGTAAACCTACCATCAGAAAATTCAGCTAAATAAGTATTGACTAATTCTTCCAATTCTTTAACTAAGTTCTCTATTTTATATGCTAGTAAACCGTTTGTACTAAATGCTTTTTTAAGTATCTCTAAATTTATGAAGACTTTATTGTGCCTTTCAACTTTACCTTCGGCTTCTTTGAGCTGGCTTTTGAAGGCTTCTGTTTGTTCTTGTATGATTTGGATACGCGTGTTATTTTTCGTGCGCTTTTCATTTTCTTTCGCGATTTCTCCCAGTTTTTCTCTTGCTGTATGAATTCTCTCACGAACTCTTGCGATGCGGCCATTAAGCTCATCACCGTCCACTTGCTCACTTGATAAAGCATGGTCAATACGACTATACAAATCTTCCCAATCTTTTTGAATACTGATTTTAGTTTGGTACTCAGTATTGTTAGCTTTAATTTTTTCGATCTCTCTGGATATGTCGCTGTACCCATGTGTTGCTTCCTCTATATTATCTAATTCGGCTTGTATTAATTCTTTTTTAAATTTTTTATCTACTGGTTGCTCACAGGTCGGACACTTATCTCCTAGCTTTAATAATTTTTCTAATAATTTATTAGAATTAGCTATAGAAGATTTTATACTACCTTCTTCAGTTTGTAAATCATCATATGACAGCATCTTATTGGCTTTTATCATATGCGCTTTATTAATATTTATCTGTCTAAATAAGTCTTTATAGCTATTATTAGTTTTTATTTTTTTGTTTTTCTGCGAGATATTTTCTAATTCTAATAATAAAGACCTTAATGCCTCTTCATCTTGAGCCGTGTCAATTTCTAAATTTAACATTGGAAGTATGGTAGTAGTCTCCAATTTATTGTCATGTAGCCACTTTTCTATTGTTGCTATGGCCGCATTTATCTCGGTGATCTTAGAATTTGCGTGTCTGGAGGCTTCTTTAAAAACCTCGAACAACACTACATACTCCTCCAAGTGTAGTAAATCAATTAGGAACTTCTTCCTATTCGTGTCTGTAGCAGTTAAAAATTGTAAACTACTATTAGTATTCTGATAAACTAATTGACTGAATGTTTTGAAATCTATACCTAGAACTTCTTGGAGTGTCTTGTAGGTATTTGTAGCGGTGTGGCTGGAGATATCCTCTCCGTCTTTTAACAGTTTTACTTTTATACTTGCTTTTCTATTTACAACTATTTCGTATAAAATATCTTCTTTAGTAAAAGCTAGATAAATATCATACCCATTATTGATATATCTATTAGGAATATCTGCTTTTTTAATTCCTTTAGAGTTTTTATTGTATAATACTTCTTCAATGATTAATGGGATGGAAGACTTGCCCATCCCATTCTTACCAATTATTTGTGTAACATTACTACTATCTAAATCAAGTTCATTATTATCACCGTAGCTAAAGCAATTATTCCATTTGAGCCTTTTGAGAGTAATCATTAAATGTTCCTATGATTTCGGTTACGTTGTTAGGGTCTATCTCTAGAATATATTTTAAGTATTCAATTAGCTCATCTTCTAAAGTCATTTCTTTACTCATTAGAAGAGCTGCCTCAGAGTTTCGTTTTACTACTTTTTTATCTAGTAACTCTGTGTTTTTAATTGATGCCAGCTGTTGAATATCTCCTTCTATCTCATAGATAGTATGATTATATTCTGTAGGAATCATTTCTTCTGCACTTTTTACAGTTTTTCTAATCAACTGAGGTAGGTGAAATTCTTCCCACGTCCAGTCCCAAGTACTCTCGTCAATTAGTAGAAACCCCGTTGAGACTTCAGTTCTATGAAAGGAGGTAGTCAAGGGGCTACCAGGATAAACGATGTTTCTTTGTGTATTACTATGGGCATGTAAGTCTCCTGCAAATACAACTGGAAACTTATCAAATCTATTTAAGTCAACTTCAGGCTTCACATGAGGGGGTATCTCACCCCTCACATGAGTAAATAAAGGCCAATCAGGATTTAACTTTTCGATACTATTATCTTTATGAAGATCCGCATATGGAAGGATACTAAAACCCAGGGAGTAGTGCTCATAGGATGTATCAATGATATTAACCTTTGGATTTATGTCTTTAGTAACACCTTTTAGTTGGGTGAAGAACGTTTTATTTTTACGTGTAGCTTCATGATTACCATCAAAAATAAAGGTAGGTCGCTGAACCTTGGATATAAAAGAAAAGTATAATTCTAACTCTTCCATATTGGGCAACCTATCAAATAGATCGCCCCCTATGATATGCATTTTACACGTTTTTTCTTGTTCTCTTATTGCTTCAAAAAATAACTCGTACCGATTTAATGCCCACTTTTTAGGAACATTTTTCTGACCTAATTTTAGATGCCAGTCGGCAGTAAATAGAATCATGCCACATCAAATTCATCTTCAAGAGTTTCATCTATTTCTTGAACAGATGCTTTTCTGATGCTGTCCAGAAGCTCTTTCTGAGCATCGGGAGTTGGTCTAGCCATAACGTCATCCATAGACTTAAGTTCGGCAACAGCTTCTTTTTCTTTTGCAGATAAAGCACGAGCTTTACACTTGAGAACTTGAAGTTGATACTCTACATTATACGCTAGAGGACCGGTTTTTACTCTCTTGAAACAGATATCCCAACCTGAATCAAAATCAGTAGGATCGCCTAAATCTTCTGCGGCAATCATAATTTGTTCCCACAGTTTCTTCTTTAGATTTAGAACTTTAACTTTGCCATCGTTCGGGTCGATGCATTGTGTAGCGTAGCTCCAGCCACACTTGAGATCAGGATAGTACTCACGTACCCAATCCTTTTCTTTGTTGTTGAATCGTTCGATATTTCTATCGAAAGAAAGACATTCAAAAGGAATGTTTTTCTTATTATTTCCCTCAATCCAATAAACGTACCTGGCGAGTATGTCGCCTACGACGCGAACTTTGTTGTCGCCGTCTCGATAAGTATAACTTTCGATTGAGTTTTTCTGGGCTGCGCCCTTTTGCTGGTTAAATGATATAGCCATTAGTGTTTCTCCGTCGGGACTTCTTCATATAGAAAGTGAACTAAATTTGTTTCTTCATCTATACGAAGTAGACTATTAGTGTGAATGTTATCAACAAGAAAATCTGCGAATGGAACGTGCAGTAATTCTAATGTTGTAGTGTGTGTCGCGGCATAGTCAGATATACTTCTAAATGATGCAGTAGCTAAATATGCTGCTATTTCCTTATAGGAATGTTTATATGCGTTGAATAATAAGACATCAGGATGAGCTAAGAAACTTAACCCATTAAAATCTAGTTGGCTATACCTGTAAATATTATCTCCCCTGTGTGTAGGTACAGATTTATTTACCAGCATTTCAAATATACAAAATATTTCTCCAACGTTACCGCCAGATACTTTATGTATTTTTTGCCAATCATACAACAGCATATATTATATCAATCTTTAAGGTTAATGTCAAGAACTATTTTTCAAAGCTCTTTTATTTGATATCCCTGTTTCATGTAGTATCCAATTCTACTAGACGCCTGTCTTCTAGCAGTATCCCCCTTAAGGTGAATATCGATAATTACAGGGGTTGGTTTGTTCTTTTCTTTTCTAATAATTCGACCTATTAGTTGGGTAAGTAGGGGGTCATTGTTAATGGGTGTACCCAGGATTAAACAACTCAATACATTTATAGATATTCCTTCTGAAAAAATTGCTTGTGTTCCGTATAATACGTTTTTGTTTCCAACTCGTAGTTCGTCTATTAATTCTTCCCGTTCT